TTTATAAAGAAGTGAAGAACATTACGCTAGCGCGAACTTAATCAAGCCACTAGCCTTTGAAATCACTCACACCGACTAAAACGTTAAAAGTCAATGCTATAAAACTTATTTATTCCAAATTTTAAATTGTATTGGGCCTTTCTAAACTATAAATACCTAACAGGCTTCTACTACAATTAACGAATCACCCTTTAAGTAATCCGTAGAATACGCACAACTACACTAATCTTGTGGTGACTTTGCACCTAATCGCGTTGATTATTTTAACAAGATAAATATTAGCTATCAATTCACTAATATTGAACAAACAAGATAACAAAGATTGTATTTTTAGCAGACAGTAAAAATATAAAATGTATTTATTTTATGTAAAACAAATAAAACTTTCAACCTTGGTAGGCGGAAAAACCTCTCCAACCAACAGTGGTGTTGGTATCATCATATAATGCACCAGATGGAACATTAAAAATGTAGAAAGGTGTGAAATCATCCCCGGCACCAGTAAACAAATAATAGTTCGCTGAAGCATTGGTGTTTACACAAAGATTTGGCGAATAAATATAATCAGAAGTAGAACCACGAACATTGCCAAAAGCATTGCCAGTAGCATAAGGTAATTCGATACCCATGGAAGGGTTTGCTGATGATGACATATCACCATGGGGATAAGGAGTTCCTGCAGATTTACAAGCATACATAATTTGTTGAACACCATTCTTTGTGACACCTTTCACACGAATAGAGCCACGATAAAATTTGAAGAAAACCATCCACAAATTTATGCCTAATACACGATTTGAAGATCCAAAAGTCCAAGGTGGCAAAGGATTGATAATACCAGTTGTTTGGGCATTTTGTGGAGTCATCATATGGAAAATATCGCGAATATCCTCAACAACCTCAGTAACCACACCAGTGTTTTCAAAAGCATACATACCTTCAGCAAAAGTTGGAAATGGTTTAAGAAACTCCTTACGAGGGTTATACTGTGGGGTAAAGGTATAACTACCAGATGATGGATAAGCATATTTACGATCTTCTGCCCCTGCTTTCAATCCAATAACATAAATCGGTGCTGTTGAAGTAGAAACAGGTTGTGAAAATGAAACCACAGTCATATATAAACTAAGGTGTTCTTGATTTGGTGTTAAATAATTTTCTCCCATATATGGTACAGTGAACTCCACGATAGTATGTCCAGTAACGTGAACTTCCTTGTGATAACAACTTTGCCATGTTTGTGCAGCAGTGGCAACGGAATTTGGCACAGCAAGATAAAACACAACTTTAGCACTATGACTAGCACTACAAGAAAATAGAAAGGCATACTTCGTTCCACCACGATGCCATTGAAACATCCAGTCTAAATTTGCAATATTTGAGTTATCACCTGAAGCACCCAATGCCTCAATCAAAAATGGAGACGTGCTAGCAAACAGTGTGAAATACCACACAGCCATTGGTGTCATTGCGATTTTAAGTAATGATGTGTCAGCAGTTGCTCCAGGAAGGGGTTTTGTAGATATTTTTGATTCTGGATTCACATGAGCACGAGCCATAGTCGATATACCCTTACCATAAAAGTCGGTAGTAAAAACCTTCAAAGATGGTGAATGAGCCAAATTTAAATCGATAGGTTTATCAAGTCCAGTAATACGTCTAAAAAGACGAAGAGCAGGACGAAAGGGAAAAGACTGTATAGCAAGAGCAACTTGTGTTGTGTCCTCCAATAGTTCACTAAAATTATCGGTTTTCTTAACTGATTCCTTACTTTGAACCACAACAATATCTTCATCACTATCGGCAACATGATTATTCTTAGGATTACGAATAAGAGTATAAGCAGAGGAAGCTTGTGGAACATAAAACTCAGGTTTGATAAATTTGGCAGTAGTCCAAACAGTAACCGATTCAGCATTACCATTGATATTAACTAGTGGTGCAATAACACGAATTTCCAGTTTACCAAGAGATGCTGGATCATAATGGCCAATGTTCAAATAGCGCTTAGTATATAACCATGGAAATCTTAGCACAACTGTTTCACCAGTCTCAGCAAAGATGAATGCTCCCTCTCTACCAGTTCTATCTAAGGTAGTATCACTCGTGTCAGGTGCATTTCCCAAACATGGGTTCCAATTTGCATGCAACGCTCCATAATCAAACTTACTAGCGGAGATTCGAATAGTAAATTCGATTCCAGCACAGCGAAAGTATGTCCAATACTTAATGGCATTAGCAATAACAGAATTGGAAAACAAATCATCTGGTTGATTTGTATAATCAATAACAGCCCCTTGGGCCTGTGAAGAGAGCCAATTTGCTTGATTAACGATATACTCTCTTTCCATGATAGGGCCCAAATCAAACTTCTCAACATTAATTGGAGGATGTACAAAGATTGGTGTATCCTCGACAGTCTCCATAATGCCACCATCAGAATAATTACCTATAGTCTCATTCTGTGTAACTCTTGCAATTTCGGGGACACGATCAACATCAGGTCCAGTAACACTAACAATTTTCTCATCAACAGGATTTAAAACTTCAATAGATTTATAGATTCTCATCTGGAAGACGAAATCGTCTAATTCAGAATGCGTTCGCACAGGTTTATATTTAATGGCCCGAACATATTTCTGGTCATAATATTCTCCATAACTCTTTATTACCTCACAACAGTTGTTGTAATGTTTAGGAGCCATATGCTTTACAGCAGCCAAGAATTTCGCAACAAGTGCATCAAACTCTTTCTTAGATAAGTGAGAAGCTTCAAATCCGAAGGCGCGCACACTATCAATGAGTGACAACGATTCATCACCATCATACCACATAGGAATTTCACAAATTTTATCCACAGATAAGGGAGCTCGAATAATACTCCCATCCATAACAAAGGATCTGCTAAGGTAAGTCGCAGTTTCAAAAGAGTCATAAATTCTTTTGTCAACTTTAGAACCATGTGTGAAAACCATATCAAATCTATCCTTAACATAAGGGGCTAGATCCATCCAACACAAATTCTCAACTAGCAAAGCTAAGAGTGAATCATCACCATACACAGCTAAATCAAATTCCTCAGTCGTAAGATTTAAATCACGAGTGAAAATAATATACCAAATAAACATCGATATCACCGAATTCATAATAGAAGTGAATGGTTGGCCAGATGGGTTGCCATGAGTAACTTTAAAAACAATATCATAAACAATATGTGTTGAGTTTACAATATATTTAATAAGTTCTCGCCTAATACGCCTATTCTCCTCTGAGTCATTATACCACCTATTAACAACCTCACAAAAAGCTTCAATAAGTTCTGGAGGAATAGAAGCGTCAAAATTGGTAAGTCACCAGTAACAAGCGATGTAGAAACACGAGCCAAACGTTTATACAAAATAGACCACTCAATAGAATGCACATTTAAACCAACATTAATGGGATGTGTTGCTGCTTTACTTTGAATGAAAACTGCAAACTCTAGAAAATACATTCTCATTAGTATCAAGTAGTGTAAAGGACAAGCAGAGAAAATTCTAGTTTTACCATCATTCGCCTTAGCTTCTGGTCGTAACTCAACTTTGAGCATGTCTGCAAACCAAACTTCAATGTCCTCTCCTTTCTTAACTTTGTCAAGACACACGAGTAAAAATGCTAAAAATGCAGCTTGGTATTCTAGACGATCACCAACTCTAATGATAAAAGGTTCTTTTCCAGTTGTAGTTTCCTTATTAAAAGGATAACCAGCAGAAGTCTTTAATTCGATAGATGGAACACCATCATATCCATTCAAGGCTTCATCTAAAGTTAACACTCTGGCTCCTTGTGGACGATAAATGCGCAAAAACCAGTCAAACATATCTTCAGGCATTTCTTGTCTTTTACGCACATTTTGTTTAAACTTGGCTAACCCAAGTGTTAGGGGATCGATAATTTGTCCATTCTTCTCAAAAGGTCGCATTTTAGCAGGAATACGCGTAGGAGGGTTGTTCCATGCCATAAGACATGTACCTCGGATAGTATTTTTCCTAATCAGAACATGTGCTTTCTCGTTAGAGACGTAATGATCAACTTCCAATGGGAAATTACTAACCCAACCCTCAGTAGTCACATCATCTTCCTTCAAGATAATATCAAGATTTTCAATAGCAATTGGTATAGCCATACCAAACTCCTCTTGAGTCTTTTTACGAGAACATCTACCAACATGCATACCAATAATAATTGGAAAACCGTTTTCACCTTGTATAACAACAGGGCATCCAGAAAAACCCAATTCAGTAGGTTCAAAGTAAGATATAACACGCTCTAAAATGTAAACATCCTTCGTCACTTTGTCAGTATACCTAACTTCTCCCTCTACACTAGCTGCATGCATTGGGTAAACATCTGCTGATCCTTCATCCGTCAATCTAATCAATGATATACATCGTCCTGGTGTTAATTCCTCAGTTTTATCAACTTTGGCAAAATAATTATATGCGCTTCGGGGCAACATACCCTTATTGGGAAGTTCTATAACTGCCCAATCCTCGCCATCAGCTTGTCGGATAGGTGAACTAGAGTCTAACTCTTGTGAACCACCCATCCAGGCAACTCGAATCTTAACGGGCTGGCCAATGAAGCGAATCACACCATGTGAGGTACAATTAATGAAACCATCTTTAATATGGAATCCATGTGAAAAACCGATCATCTCACCTGAAAGTTTATATATCTCGACACGAACAATACATTTTGCTAAAGCTAGACATGCTTTTGTAAAATTGTTAGTTGATGATTGTGTTTGGACAACAGTTTTTCTAAACTTCTTCTTTTTAATGCGTTCTCGTTTAGCATTTGAAATCATTTTGGGTTTATATTTCTTATCATAAATGTAATCCTCACCAGATTCAGTTTGAACACATTCACCAAACATAGTATCATATAATGTTTTAACTCCAAAACCAACAGACATAACAGAAGCAAACCCAACCAAACCATAGAACAAATAACGAAGGTTATCATTATCGCGACACTTTCTTTTAATAACATCATCAAAATCAGCAACACTTTGTTTCCAGTTAAATTCTGGTCTAACTCGATCACCATATATTTCCTTCATTTTATCAGGTGTATACTCATCAGCCAAATGGGCAGCAACACGCGCTTTACGATAGTCGTAAATGATTTCAGCAAGTCTCTTGACTGTGCACACACTCTCTACAACCTGCAACTCATAGCCCTCGCTTAGCATGCGTTCGACAACTTGCCTGACGTACATGTGTTTTGTCTGCTTTGGCATATTGTTTCTTATCATTGGAACTTGTTTCGATCGAAGCGCGTACTCGTAGAGCGAACGGTTGAAAACTCGAG